CCGCCAGCATCCGCGAATTCGGGTTCCTGAACCCGATCATCGTAGATGGCGAGAACGGCATCATCGCAGGCCACGGGCGCGTCATGGCAGCCCAAAAGCTGGGGCTTGCTGATCTGCCCGTCATCGAAGCATCGCACCTCACCGAGGCCCAGCGCCGCGCTTATGTCATCGCAGACAACCGCCTTGCGCTTGATGCCGGGTGGGACAACGATTTGCTGAAGATCGAATTGCAGGACTTGGACGCACAGGGGTTTGACCTGAACCTGACGGGCTTCAGCGTGGACGAGATTGCAAACTTCTTGACCGAGCCGACCGAGGGCCTGACCGACGAGGACGCGGTGCCAGAGGTGCCTGCGGTGCCGGTGACGGTCGAAGGCGACGTGTGGCTGCTTGGGCGGCATAGGCTGATGTGCGGGGATAGCACCAGCATCGACGCGGTAGACAAGCTGATGGCGGGTCGGAAGGCTGACATGGTGTTCACTGACCCGCCTTACAACGTGGCTTTCAACGGGCGCAGCGGCAAGCATGATGTCATCAAAAATGACAATCTGCCACAAGAGCAATTTGCAGATTTCATAGCTGATGTTTGCGGAGTGATCCGCGCCGTTGACCCAAAGGTTTACTATGTTTGGTGCAACTGGAACTTCTATGGCGTTCTGCAAGGGCAGTTGCCTTACAAAGCCTGCATTGTATGGGCCAAGAACGTTTTTGGCATGGGCAGCGGATATCGTCACCAGCATGAGTTTTGTTTGTTCAACGGCAAGATTGACGAGGTGGTTAAAAACGAAAGCGACCTGTGGTCCATCAAAAAAGACACCAACTACGTCCACCCGACGCAAAAGCCAGTTGAGTTGTCGGTGCGTGCATTTGGCAACCATGTGAAGCTTCTAAACGTGTTAGACCTATTTGGCGGGTCTGGTTCAACCATGATTGGCGCAGAGCAAGCTGGGCGCAATTGCTTCATGATGGAACTTGACCCGAAATACTGCGACGTGATCGTCAAGCGATGGCAGGATTTCACCGGGCAAGAGGCAACGCTGGAAGCGACGGGCGAGACGTTCAACGCGCTGGCAAGTAAGAGGATCGCAGCATGAGCCGCAGGCCGCACCAGCCATCAAAGGAAAGCCGCCAGCTTGTCCAGCTTCATGCCACCATCGGCACGCCGCAGGCCGTCATTGCCGACATCCTCGGCATCGACGGCAAGACCCTGACAAAATACTACCGCGAGGAGTTGGATCAAGCCTTGGCCCGCGCCAACGCATCGGTCGGCGGTGCGCTGTTTAACAAAGCCACCAAGGGCGACACCGCCGCCATGATCTTCTGGATGAAAACACGGGCAGGCTGGCGCGAAAAGCAAGAAATCGACCTCACCTCCTCCGACGGCTCCATGACGCCGCAGGCCTTGAACCTCAAGAACCTCACCGACACCGAACTTGCGGCTATGGCCAAACTCATGGCTAAAGCTCAGGCCCAACCCAAAGAGCAATGAACGCCCAGCTCAGCCCCGAGGTCATGCTGGACCTCATCCGCAAGGAGCAGGAGCGCAGGGCGGCGTCAGCATCGCTTTACGAGTTCGTTCGCCAAGCGTGGCATGTGGTTGAGCCCGGCGTCCCGTTCATTCCCTCGTGGCACATCGAGGCGATCTGCGAGCATCTTGAGGCTGTCAGCGCAGGCGAAATACACCGCCTGCTGGTCAACATCCCGCCCCGTCACTCCAAGTCGACCATCGTCAGCGTCATGTGGCCCATGTGGGAGTGGCTCACCGATCCGGCACAGAAGTTCCTCTGCGCGTCCTACTCGGGCAACCTGTCGATCCGCGACAACTTGAAGGCCCGGCGCCTCGTGCAGTCGCCGTGGTATCAGGAGCGCTGGGGCCACATGTTCAGGCTGGCAGGCGACCAGAACGCCAAGCAGCGCTTCGAGAACGATCAGACCGGCTACCGCATCGCCACCTCGGTCGGCGGCACGGCAACGGGTGAAGGCGGCTCGCGCTTGATCCTCGACGACCCGCACGGCGCGCAGGATGCCCAGTCAGAGGCCATGCGAGAGTCAGCGCTGGAGTGGTTCGATCAGGTGTGGTCCACCCGACTGAACAACCCGAAGACCGACGCCATGGTCACCGTCATGCAGCGCCTGCACGAAAAGGACATCAGCGGCCACATCCTCGAAGACATCGGCGGGTGGGAACACATCTGCATCCCGGCTGAGTGGGATGGCGCGTCTCGCAAGACGGTTCTCGGCCCGTACGATCCACGCAAGAAGATCGGCGAGCTGATATGCCCGGAGCGCTTCGGCGAGAAAGAGATCACCACCCTCAAGCAGCTGCTTGGCGAGTACGGGACGGCTGGCCAGTTGCAGCAAGACCCGACACCGAGCGGCGGCGGCATCCTGAAGACGGACTGCTTCCAGCTCTGGCCAGCCGACAAGGGGCTGCCGCAGTTCGAATACATTCTGCAGTCTTACGACTGCGCCTTCACCGAGAAGACATCGGGCGACCCCACGGCCTGCTCGGTCTGGGCGATCTTCACGCACAACAACGAGCGCAACGCCATGCTCATCGATGCGTGGGATGAGCATCTGTCGTACCCTGACCTGCGCAACCGGGCGATCAAGGACTGGGGCACAGAGTACGGCGGCACGACGGTCAAGGACGGCATCAGGCGCGCACGCAAGCCCGATCGCATCCTCGTCGAAGCCAAGGCCAGCGGGCAGTCCCTGCTGCAAGATTTGCGCCTAGCGAAAGTGCCTGCGGTCGGGTATAATCCGGGCATGGCGGACAAGGTCAGCCGCGCGCATCAAGCCGCGCCGACCTTGGAGCTGGGGTTGTTGTGGGTGCCTGAGAGCGGGAAAAACCGTGGGCACGCTGTGAGTTGGGCGCAGCCCTTCATGAAGCAGCTCAGCAAATTCCCGGTGGCCGACCATGATGACTACGTGGACACGTTCACTCAGGCGATCATCTACCTGAAGAACGACGGATGGTTCGAACTGCCGCAAGCTCGTGACCGTGACGAGCCCAAGCAATACAAGCGCGAGAAGGGAAACCCTTATGCCGTCTAAAGAAAAGCCAGTCTGGGACAAGAAACGGCCCAAGGGTCTCGGTGAGAGCAAGCCCCTCTCGGATAAGAAGAAAGACAGCGCCAAGCGCATGGCCGAGGCTGCGGGCCGCCCCTATCCGAACCTCGTCGATAACATGCGAGCCGCGAGGAAGAAATGATCGACAAAGACAGCCTGCCGCTCGACAAGCCGCGCCGCACGCCCGACCACCCGACCAAGTCGCACGTGGTCAAGACGCGCGTTGACGGCAAGGAAAAGATCATCCGCTTTGGTGAGCAGGGTGCCAGCACGGCAGGCAAGCCCAAGGAGGGCGAGTCGGACGCCATGAAGCAGAAGCGCGCCTCGTTCAAGGCGCGGCATGCCAAGAACATCGCGAAGGGCAAGTCGAGCCCGGCCTACTGGGCCAACAAAACGAAGTGGGCCGCAGGCGGCGCTGTGGGGCTTGAGGAACTCGACGAGAAGTACGAGGGCATCAAGAAGCCCGACTTCTCGCTGCTTGAATCGTTTCAGGATCTGATCCGTACTTTGCAGGAACGCGCCGCAGATGCGGGCACGCAGGAGTTCGACCCCGTGCGCGCTCTGGGCCGCAGCGGTGCAGCCGGAAGCTTGGAGGATCTTTACGAGGCCTACGCCGACGAGCCGAGGCCGCACGCTGCCCGCGTCGAGGCGGGAGGCAATGCCAATCCCGATCGAGCCAAGACGGCCAAGATGGTGTTTGATTCCTTCAAGGCTGCCGGGTTCTCGGATGCTCAGGCCAAGGCACTGACGGCTGAGATCAACCGCGAGGGCAGCTTCAATCCGGCGTATCTCTTCGGCTCGCACACCGACGCCGCCAACAAGGCGACCAATGTCGGCATGCTGAGCTGGCAGGGCGACCGGGCCGACCGACTGATGTCGTTTATGGCTGATCGCGGCCTGATCGACCCGGCGGGCCGCATCGTTCCCGGTCAGGAGGCTCTCAACGCGCAGGCAATGTATCTGCGCGATGAGATGGAGAACGACCCCAGCTACGCCAGAACCCGCGAGACGTTCCTGGGCAACCCCAACATCGACCCCGACGCGGCCCACGACATCTTGGGCAAGAACTTCATCCGCTGGCGCATTGATGACCCGAAGTATCGGGGCAGCGGCTTTGACCGCATCAGCGAGGGCTACGACATCCTCAACATGGCGCAGGGCTACAAAGAAGGTGGCAAGGTCGAGAAGGACGAGCTGGCCGAGGCTGAGCGTCTGCGTGACCTGCAGTTTATGGCCGAGGAGCGCAACCCTAACGCTGTCCCGGCTGTGAAGCCCGGCATGCTGGACCTTCCCGGAGGTGTTGTTGATCGTCTGGCGTTGGTCAACAAGTACCTCAATCCGGTTGAGGCGATCGGCGAATCTATGCGCGCTGGGTCTCGTTTGACGTCTGATGACGCAAGCGGCTACGAGCGGTTGGAAGCTTTGGGCAACATGCTCTCGGGCGTCGCTGGTGTTGCTG